AACTTCGACACCGCTACATTAACCAGTCCCTGCACCGCCGTCGAAAACTGCTGATCTGCCCCAGCCGTTCCGCTCAACATGCCGGAGAACGCTGTTGCCACATTTGAGATTGCCGGAAGGAACTCTGAAAGCAGCCGGTTTTTTACGTTGGAAACGGTCTGCCCAAGAGTGGCTAGGGTTGCGTCAAGCTGTGCCTGGTTATTTCGGCTCTCTACCAGCGCCTCATTATTGCGGTAAAAGGCTTCGCTGGCTTCATCATAGGTTCCTGACAGGGTATCCATGATGAGCTGATTCCGCTCACTCTCAGAGGAGCAGGCGGAAAGCCTGGCATTAAAATCGTCCTCGCTGATGCCCGCCCAGTTGAGGGCGTCGGCAAGCACGCCGGTAACTTGCCCCACTTTTGCCGTCTCATTACTGGCCTCAATCAGTCCCTCGATGGGGAGACTGTCGCCAAATGTACCGGCAACACCAGCAGCGATATCCGTCCAAGTAGACACATCCTCTGCGCTGTCTGCCAGCTTCGCCAGGAGTTGGCTTGCTTCTGTGGCGGTATCCGTATCACCCAGAATGCCGTAAAAGGAGTTGTATGCCTGCTGTGCGGTCTCTGCCCCATATCCAGCCGCTTCAAAGGCGGTGTTCAGTTTTCCTTGTGCCACGCGGTATTCCTCGGTGGAAGACTCCAGGGCCAAAAGCCCCACCATAGCGCCAGAGGCCGCAGTTCCAATGGCCGCTATACCCTTCGCAGCCACTTTGCCAGCCGACGCAAGGCCGCTCTTTAGCTTAGAGGCGAGACTATCCCCGCTTTTGATTACATCTTTTACACCGCTTTCATACTCGCTGGGATCTAATGAAATCGTGGCAAATAAATCGAACAAATTCAAACTATTTCACCTCCATTCTTTTCCCCTTTTCAAAGGCATATTTATAAATGCTGTATGAAAGTTCCAGTTCATCACGTTCCAACTGGTTTTTGCAGTTCTGTGTGCTTGGTTTTTCCTGCAATGTTCCGTTTAGCCCGTCCTGAAATCCCATTTTTGCAGCGCACAAAAGCGATTTTTCATAGTTTTTTAAGTGCTTCCTTGTCAGTTTTATAAAAGCTTGTTCTGCCAGCATCTAATCATCCTTTCTAAAAAATAGTGCCGACACGGAAAATCCGTGTCGGCACCTCTTAGCCCCTCAGCATGACCGCTTACATACTGGCTTTTATTTACTTAAGTTTTCTTCCTGTTTCAAGCAGCACCGCGCCGCAGAAACAGCCAACCGCAAAAATAAGAGCGCCAATAATTAGATTCATATTACCCCCCCCCTTTTTTCTTAAAAGTTCTCTACAGCTTCGCCGGACAACTGTTCCCACCATTTCCCCATGCTGATCGTGTGGGCAGGCGTGCCCCTCTTTGCTCTGGCCTGTCCGCTGCAATAGTCCGCAATGTGGGACAGGTCATCCCAGGCCCGCATAGTTCGGCCCTGGCCCTGGCTGCATACCTGGGCAAGCTGGTACAGCGCCCCACGGTCTTTCGCCTGGGTGCTGTCCATATCGTCAGCGGCCTCCTTTGCGTACTTCGCCACAAAGCGGAGCATGGTGGGGTTATCGTCGTACTTTTCCGCAAGGGAATAATAATCATCAACGGACAGGGTTCCGCTCTCCAGGAGCTTCATCCCGTTAAGGTCAACCGCATCCGGGTCTGCAAGTCCTCCATTACGAACATCCCGCTCCAGGCTTGCCCGCAGTTCCGCCCGCCGCCGGTTAAACTCCGGCCAGATACGAGCCTCCGCCTCCTTAAAGGCAAGTTCCGCCTCCTGGTACTTCAATTCCGCCCGCTGTCTGTCTATGGCCCCGCCCCCGGACAGGCTGCGGGCATCTTTAGCCGATTGCAGTTTGTCCCATGCGTTCTCGTACTCCTGCCGCGCCGCACGGAAAGCGGCATCAAGATCTTTTGCATATCGGTTGTACTTACTCATGCTTGATACCTCCCATATACTGATTAAGCGCGTCGCAAAGGGCGCTTGCCTCGTTGTCGGTCAACTGGATACCCTTTAAGGGGGTCTTATTCCCGCTCCCATCCTGCCGCCACGCTCTTACATCAAGACGAGCGGGCCGGTCATTGAACGATACCACATTCAACTCCCGGCTATAATCGCCGCTGGCGCTCAGTGTCGCAATATGTTCCATAATTTTGACTTCAAATTTATTTCCCAGCATTTACTTTGCCTCCTTGCTGCACAGCGCCCACAAGGCGCAGTTTTCAGTACAAATTACCGGGCTATGCGAATCGCTAAACGGGCAGCGTTTCCCGGTAGCCGGGGCCGCGCCGGTGACAAGGCCGCATCCGCTTTCCGTGTATCTGGCGCATTGCGTGGTACACTTGGAGCGGAAAGGGCAATCTCCCCGGGTTTGGGGCCGCTTTCCCTCTACAACCTTCGGAGGCTGCGGAACAAACCCAATTTCAAACTCGCCGTAGCTTGTTGTGATGGTCGGGGCGTACTCGATGGAGTTACCCACACGGCGGAAATGCCGCCCCTGCTCGTCAACTTCCCATTCTCCAGTTTCAATTTTCTTTCCCATAAAGTTCTCCTTTTCTGTTTGAAAGAATGTCAAAGCGAAACCGGGGAAGATGATACCCCGTCGCGTCCCGCTCCATTTCCCGGTTTGCGTCTGCGGCGGCACAGAAGGCCGGGACTACCTGTTTCGCCCAGGTCTGGCCGTCTATCCGCTTTCCACAATGGGGACAGGTTGCCGCCTGTTGGCTGTTCCAGTTGTCCCGCTCGTACACTTCCCACCGCTGGCCGCAATAGCCGCAATAGATACGCATATAAGCCACGCTCTCACCTCCTTATGCTGAGATACCGCGCCGGTAGATCAGGCCGTCCAGCGCATAGGCACAGGCATCAATGGTGTGGTTGTCCTTGTCTGGCAAGCGAGAGAGAAAATTACCGTCCTTGTCGGTTTCATACTCATAGTTCACAAACTCCCGGTATGCGTTGGGTGTCCGGGCCGGGTCAATGACGAGCCGCCGGTGTTGCAGCCATTTCACGCGATACTCCACGCACCCCGGTTCCTTGTGGCACCCCATACACCGCAATCCCTCGGCCCTCATGTCGTTTATGCTTTTCGGCTCCGCACAATCCGCTGTAATAAGCTGCTGGCGGTCTGCACTTACAGCCCCATAATAAGGAGAGTTGTAAATCTCTATCCCGTTCTTATGGTAGCCATGCTCCTTTATCTCCCCGGCAAGCTGCGCATTAGATAGGCCCCGCTTATAGATTTCATCCAGGAAATACACTGTATCATGCTTTCGATCATAGGACACACGGAGAAACGCCGCCGGGTCAACGGCAAAACCGAAGTCAAGGCCCTGGTAGATATACCCCATGTTGTTGATCTCTTCATCTGTGATGGTTCTAATCTCCAGGTTGGGGAATACTTCGCCGCCCGTCCCGGTAGGGTGTCCCAGGTATTCATGCTCGTATGCTTTCGGGTTCAGTTCCTTCAGCCGCTCCGCCTCATACAAGAACGCCTCCCCCAGCCATTCCGGGGGTATCATAGTGTAATCAGTAAAGAGGGTTATCGCCCGCTCGTCTGGCTCTTGTATGAGCACATTCGCCCAGTTGTTTTTACTGATCGGCGGGTTAAATGTGCGGAACACTATGAATTGCGCCCCCTGGCCGCGCATGACGGATTGCAGCACGTTCCGGGTAAAGTTGGGGCCGGGCAACTCCGAAAATTCCTCAAACCAGATATAGCGGAAAGCCCCCCTTTTCGGCTTGATAGATTTCAGCTTGCTTGCATCGTCCAGCCCTCGAAAAACGATCTGCGCCCCCGTGGGTATGTACTCATAGCGCATGGGGCTTACAGTCCCCCGCCACAAACGCCCCACGCCCAGCGTATCAATGGCCCAGGAGATTTGAGAAAAGACGCTTTCCCGCATCGTCCCGGCCACAAGGCGGAACACAATCGCGTTGCTGTGGCCGGTGGTGTCCTTCATAATTCCGTTGACGATCTCCAGGGAGGCAAAGGAGGATTTGCAGGAGCCGCGCCCACCGGGGAGATTGTAATAGCGGTGCGCCCCGGCCTCTATATCAGCATGGAGCGGGAGATAGACCGGCGCTATGTGCTGGCACACGTCCAGACTATCCAGCAGGGCGTGGGCCTCTCTCTCCTTCTGTTTCTGGCGGTTTGCGGCTTTCACTCGGGCTTTTAATGCGTCGTAATACATTAGCCGTCACACCCTTCAAGTGCCCTCATAATGTCCACAATCTCCGTCAGACGCAAGCCATATTCAAGGATGGTGCGAGCTGCTTGTATTCTTGCTGTTGCCGTTTCTTCTCCATCCTCCACAATTTCGCGCAAGCAGGACAGCGCCGGGTTTAGGCTTTGCCGTGCCTGTGTTGCCGCATCTTCAATCATCCCGGAAACCGCCTTCTGATACTCCGCTTGAAATTCCGGGTCAGCCAAATAGCGGCGTAACGTCTTGGATTCAATTCCGGCCGCTTTTGCTGCGGCCTCCTTTGTCGTATTTGTCAGGAGCGCGGCAAGGGCTTTTTGCTGTTTCTGTGTCAGTTTTTTCACCTTCTTTCGGTCATTCTCGGTTGTTTTCAGAAATATGCCCGTAGTGTACAGGATACTCTGGGGTGACGCAGGGCCCGCAGGGCGGCCGCCTCCAGCTTGCGTACCTCCTTCTCCGGTACGCCGGTAGCCTTCGAGATTTCCGCCGTGGTTTGGTTGAGCCAGTACCGCCGCCGGATTTCCTCTTTCTGGCCCTCTGGCAAGCCCTCCACGGCCCTGTGAAGGGTATCCCATAAGATCGGAAGA